AGTCCAGGCGGCGCTCAGCGACGGCCAATTCCTCAGAAATGCTCTCACGCAGTAACTCACCGTTGCGGCCGCTCAACAGCTTATTTGCCGCTACAGAATCCAGCCTAGCCTGCAGCTTGTCGACCTCCGAACGCGCCTCCTTCATGGCCGATGCGACCGAAGAAAATCGGTTGACGGAAAAGAGCATCGCTAGGCGCTCTCCGAAGTTCCCTGCACCTTCGGAGGCCATCACGAAACGCGCCACCAGATCGGTTAATGGCGGCAAGACCAGTGATGTGATGTCGCGCCCGAAGTCATTGAATACCGTCTGCAGGTAAGCGATTTGCTTGTTCAAACGCTCGGCTTGATCCGCTTGCTCGCGGGTAATTCGGCCCACTGCGTTGCCGTTATCGGCGATGTCTTTGAGCAGTGGCGCCACTTCGCGAAGGCTCTTGCCAAACAGTTCCTGCGTGACGCGTGCCTTGTTGCCGTTATCCTCAAAATAGGACAAAGCCTCGGCCACTTGGTTCAGGGCAGCAGCTGGGTCAATCCGCTTGAGCTGCTCAGCGTCGAGGCCAATGGCCTTGAGCGCCACGGAGGTGCCGTTCTTACCGTCAGCGGCGGACAGCGCGCCGTTGAACTTGACGATGGCAGAGGTAACGGTGTCTAGGGACCCGCCATTTAGCCTGGCGATGCGTTCAAGTCGGCTGAGCTGCTCAATTGTGGCGCCCGTAGCGTCGGCTGCATCGTTAAAAGCATCAAGGCCGTTGACGGTGGTCAACAGCGACTGCAGGCCCTGCTGGGTCGACAAAAACGCTGCCGCCAGCGGGCCAAGCGTGGTCACCAGCCGACCGACCATCGCGCCGAATGACGATTCGACGGCTCGAGTCGTTCGATTCATCAGCTGCTCAACCTGCGCCATCTTTTGGCGCATGTCAGAGATGTCAGCCAGTATCCGGAGTTCAGCAGCGCCTGCCTGCATTACCGGGCCCTCGGCTTCAGGCCAAAGATCGCGCGCATCTGCCCATCCAGGCGATCCGAGCGCGCAAGCTCACTCGGTTCAATCCAGGGCGAACTGCAGGTCGGGCTTTGCGACAGGGCCTGCTGATCTATCCAGGCCCTGGACAAGAGGCGAAGCGTTTCCGCCTCCCACGGAGACAGCTCGATGCCCGAGCAACGCTGATACGCATCGATCTCGTGATAGCCAACAGCTGCAGCACCCATGCCTGCAGGCACGGTAGGGCCCACTGCAAAAAAATGCTCCAGCATGTATCCAGCCGCACCGGGATGAGGCAGCGGAGCTTGAATGCCTTGGCGATGTAGCTGCTGCATTCTGGTTTCCGGTTCGCGGTCTGATGTGCGGGTTGAGCTTTTGTGCTTTGGTGCTGTGTGCAGGTGAGCTAGCTGTCGAACGTAAAGCTCAAGTTCGGCTCTCAGCTCTTCGTAAAATTTGCCCAGTCACCTTGAGCCTTGACAACCTGGTCGAGGATGAATCCGAGCCGCGGGTCGGCGTAGCAGGCTCGTATTGCGGCCTGATCGTTGGCGCCCTCATACCCCCAGCCATTCAGGCTGACCGTCAGTTCGGCCATGTCGTCGGCCTGGCGGCGCTCAATGTCTTCTGCGTTGAGCTTGACAGTGCCGCTGCGCTTTTGCTCATGCAGCGCTTGCTGAATGCGGCGCTGTCTCAGGGCCCTGGCCGCCTTACTCCCTGGGCCCCACAGCGTTACAGAAAGTCGCGTTCCCTGATCGTCGACAAGCGGCGTGTCGTTGGCGTTATTGAGCTCGAGGATGAACTGGTCTTGAGCTGCAACCTTGGTGATGTCAAACATTGAGGATTCCTTGCCTGGGTAGTGGTTGCCCGTGCCCGAACCACGCTACACCCAGGCAATGGATGCAGACATGGGCCGGGTCGGTGCTAGGGATGCCGCTGTAGCCCAGTGCGGGCTGCGGCTCGATCTCAGATTGCCTCGACGATGATTTCGCCGATGCCGTCTGGCGAGTAAGTCCGCTCGATCATCGAGTTCATCGTCGTGATGTCGTTGACGCCACCAACGTTGATCTTTGCCGACATTACTTTTCCAAGGAAATACACCTTGGTGCCGTCCTGAAGCGTCATCTCAAAGCTGTAGTCGTTGTCGCTACCTTGCGCGCTGCGCAGCAACAACTGCCCTGCGTCCGTGGGGATGTAAGCCATCTCCAGCTCGATGCTGCCCAGGTTTTTTTGACCCTTGACCTTCACAACGCCGCGACTTGCGATCGGCGAGTGAGTAATCAACTCGGTTTCTTCGCCAACGCTGCCGATGTTGGTCAGCTCCGAGATGTTTGTGAACGTGAGAGCGGAAAAGCCACTTTCTGTGTGATTTGCGGGGATCGATGCACTGATTTTGAGCGTCGAGCCAGCCGATGAACGGACTTGAGACATGTTTGAATCCTTTCAGGAAACGGTTTTCTGAAGCAGGCTGAGCACGCAGCATCCGGTGCCGTCATGCATCACATTGGCCACCGAATACGTGCCCGCGAATGGCCCGTCCTCGATAAGTAGCGTCGCGCCTTCCGGGTGATCAATGACCTGGTCGGAGCGCGTGATAAACGTTGGGCTTGAGCCGCCGCGGTAATCAAAGCCGCCGAGCGTTCCGTGCTCGAAGCCAGCCGACGGATAGCCCTTTAGAGGGTGTCCGCCAAGCCCCATGCGAACAGGTGGAACGAACAGGCGAGCAGTCACCGAATCAAGCCCATCGTCAAAGAAGATCTGGAGATCGTCATACAGGGCTTGATTCACGGCGCCGCTCCAGCTGTTAGGCCACTGCGTTCTTGATGAGGAAGCCGGCCAAGGGGCCCGCCATCACCGGCGCCTCAGCGCGGGTGACCGGGTAGACCCACGACTTGCTGCTGCGGTCGTAGTAGCCTTCCTCCACGATCGGATAACCGCTGAGGGTGTAGGTGTAGCCGTAGCTAGGCGTGCCCATTTCGGCCATAGAGGCCGTCTCGGTGTGCGCCAGCACAACGTCCCGGCCCCACACATCGGCGAACTGGCCGTTGTCGCCGGCGTAGATAGCGTCACCCACCAATACGTTCGGCACGCCAAACAGGGCCGACAGGATCTCGGTAGTGGCCACGTCGCGTCCGGTGTACTTCAGGCGCTCGATCACCACAGGATGCTGCCGCAGCTTGGCCATCACAGCAGCGCCCATCACCATGATGTTGACGCGCTTACCGGTGGCCTTGCGCACAGATTCCTTGGCGTCCTCGATCACTTCGATGGGATTGCTCGCGGCACCGTAGTCGCTCCACTGATCGCTGCCAGTCAGAGTCGCCTTGTTGCTAGATGCATAGGACTGCGCGTTGCGTGCGAGGCTGGACTGCGCGTACTCCAGTTGCAGCGCCATGATGTCCGACACCTTTCGCACAGCCACGCTGGCGTGATCGATACCGGGACCGTTGCGGCCTTCTTCCACCACTTCCACCGGCACCTGGCCCTCAAGGCTGAAATCAGCCAGGGCGTACGGGTCGCTGGAGTAGCCAAACTGCACGCGGCGGGTGTTTTCACCAGGCGCGCGGCGCGTCTGGTACAGCTGGAAGTCTTCCTTGCCGAAAGCAATCACGCGGCCAGCGCGAAGCGTTACAGGGACCACAGGAAACAGCGCCGAGCCTACAAACTCGTTATTGCTGTAGCCCTGAGCTACGGAGGTGAGAACCGGGTCGACAACGCGAGCTCCGGAGGGGGTCATTTGAGACATGGTTACTCCTGGAATCGGTTGGCGATCAGTTGGCGATCAGCAGGACTTCGACGAGATCGTCAGCGATGGCGGCGTGCATTGCGCGTGCTACGAGGACGCCGTCAGCCTTGCCGACCAGCTTGCCGTCGGCACCGACTTCCAGCGCCTGGCCGGCAGTAACGGGTTCGCCGACCACGGCAATGGTGGTGCCCTGCACGTCCACGGGTACGCGGTCGCCCACAGAGGCGGACGTATTGCTCACGCCCAGCATGTTTTGCCCAGCGGCCGCAACGGTGCCGTCGAAAGCGATAGCGCGATTGGGGGACAACGACACTGCGGCGGTAACGCCCAGCGTCAGCAGCGAAATCTTGGAGGCGGCCATGGTTAGGCTCCTTTTTCAATGTGCTTGACAGCGTCGAGGTAGGACGTGCCAGGGTTAGCGGACATGTAGGCCTGGGCCTTTGCATGCAGGGCGGCCCGCTCCGCAGAGATGGGCAGGCCATCAGCGGTGCGCGTCGGGAGCTGCGGCTCGTTACTTGCAGCGCCAGCAGCCAGTTCAACCGCCGGATCGATTGATCCGCCAGCCACCGGCGACGGCGCTTCGGCGCTAATGGCTTGCGCCTGAGCCGTGCGTGCGGCCTTGTCGGCTGCCAGCACTGCCATGGCTGCATCGCCACCAGAGGACTTGCCGTCGAATTTCAGGGTGTTGATCAGGGCTTCATGGCCTGGAAGCAGCTGCGCCTCGACCTGCTGAATGCGCTGCCGTTCGGCGGCAGCACCCTCTGCAGCGAGAGCGGCAGCCACGTCCGGCGCTTCGGCCTTGACCTGTTCAAGGGTCAGGGGCATGGTGCGACCTTCGTTGGATGCCTCGGGTGAGGTGGGTTTGTCAAGACGAGCCTGGCGAATTACGCGAGGCCCCGAGCTGGCAACACCGGCCCGCTCCTGGTTGAGCAGCTCCACGAGCTGGTTCAGAGTGGAAACACCGTCCACCAGTCCAGCGTCAATGGCTTGCTGCCCCATGAAGACACGGCCGTCTGCCATGTCGCTCAATACTTTGTCGGCGCTCACGCCACGCTGACGCGCAACCGCCTCCACGAACAGGCTGTAGGTGTAGTCCACCTGGTCTTGCATCGACTGCCTTCCAGCGCTGGTGAGTGGGGCGTACTGGCTTGCAATTCGCTTGTAGGCACCCGCAACGATTTCGGTGGTCTTGACGCCCCGCAGCTCCTCGGCTTTGGAGATGTCAAGG